AAAGAAATAAAATAGCAAGGTTTGAGTTTAACGAAAGGAATAGAAAATGAGTTACTTAAACAACAGAATAAACACAACATGGAAAAACTTAAAAGCAAGTGCAAAGTTAAAAAAACAATACAGAAAAGGTTATTGGGAACAGAAATATACTGACCGATGTTTTTTCTTAATGGGCTTTTTACATGCACTAAAAGAAATCAGGGAGTACAACAATGGAAAATAACTGGGTACAATTACAATTAGATCTTAGAACAGAAGGTGTTGACATCGTTGAGTATGTTAAACAGTGGCTTCAATCAAACATGGAGGAGCCACCAGTGGAAGGCGTTGCAGAGGACAGTGCAAACCTTTTACAAAAAATAAATGAAATGGAGGAAGAGTACTATGGATAAAGAACTATTAGTTGAGATCAGAGAAATTTATGGGGTGAAGAGAATTTACCCCATGAATGAATTAGCCAAGGGTTTCTTGGCCTTGGTTCAAGCTGCGTATCCACAGCAGAAGAAATGCCTGACCGAATTAGAATGTAAAAGGATCAAGGCTCTTGGATATTCTATTAAAGTACAACCACAAGAACTGTAGTAAATAAGTCACAGGTGTTGCATAAATGCAACACCTGTTAAGTGCATGTGGGCGGGACCCACCCATGAATAATTTATTGTCTATAGAGGTACCAGTTGGATTTGGTTTTTTGAACTTTTCTATATATCAATGACCCATTTACAGATAGGGATCCTAACGGCTACCCCTTTATTGCTTGATTTATATATTCATACACCATAAATAGTTTATGGTTCCATAAACCTTAAATATGCTTGATATTGATAAAATAAAAAATCTTAATAAGATTACAGACCCGAAAGTCAGGAGACAGGTAAAACTAGACTTCTTGCAGAAAATGAAAAAGCAAAAGGAGTCTCAGATTCAATCTGATTTTTTGACTTTTGTAAAACACATTTGGCCAGATTTTATAGAGGGGTCCCATCACAAAATTATTTCTGATAAATTTAATAGATTACAAACCGGAGAGCTAAAGAGACTCATTATCAATATGCCACCTAGGCATACTAAATCTGAATTTGCATCCTATTTCCTACCGGCCTGGATGATTGGTAATGATCCTAAATTAAAAATTATCCAGGCGACACACACTGCAGAATTGGCTGTAAGATTTGGACGTAAAGCAAAAACATTAATTGACTCTCCAGAGTATCAAGAAGTTTTTACAACAAGGTTAAAAGAAGACTCAAAAGCAGCGGGTCGTTGGGAAACTGATAAAGGTGGTGAATACTTTGCAGTTGGTGTTGAAGGAGCTGTAACAGGAAGAGGTGCAGACCTTTTGATTATCGATGACCCGCATTCAGAGCAAGATGTAAACTCACCTACAGCTTTTGACAAAGCTTATGAGTGGTATACTTCAGGACCACGTCAGCGTTTACAACCTGGTGGAAGAATTGTTTTGGTTATGACACGATGGTCAACGAAAGACTTGACCGCTCAGTTATTAAAAGCTCAACAAGATGAGAAAGCAGATAAATGGGAAGTTGTAGAATTTCCTGCAATCCTACCAAGCAATAAACCTGTTTGGCCAGAGTATTGGAAGTTAGAAGATTTAGAAGCTGTGAAAGCTTCAGCGGGTATTGCAAAATGGAATGCACAGTACATGCAAAACCCAACTGCAGAAGAAGGAGCTCTTTTAAAAAGAGAATGGTGGAAAGATTGGGAAGAAGATTATATCCCGCCACTACAACATGTCATTCAAAGTTACGATACTGCTTTTACCAAAAAAGAATCTGGTGACTATTCTGCGATCACAACCTGGGGCGTGTTCTATCCAGACGCTGACAGTCCAGCACATTTAATTTTAGTCGATGCCATTAAAGGTAGGTACGAGTTCCCTGAGCTCCGAAGAATGGCCCTTGAACAATACAATTACTGGAAACCTGAAACTGTTATTGTGGAAGCGAAAGCTTCTGGATTGCCCCTGACCCACGAACTAAGGCAAATGGGTATTCCAGTCGTAAACTTCACTCCTTCAAAAGGAAATGATAAACACACAAGAGTAAACTCAGTTTCTCCATTATTTGAATCCGGTATGATCCATGCGCCTTTGTCCAAGACATTTGCTCAAGAAGTCGTGGAAGAATGTGCTTCGTTCCCATTCGGTGACCATGATGACTTTGTCGACTCCACCACACAAGCGTTAATGCGATTTAGACAAGGAGGCTTGATCGACCACCCAGAAGATTATATAGATGAACCAGAACCAAAGCGTAGGAAAAGTTATTATTGGTAATGGTAAAAAAGCTTACAACAACAGTGCCCCCGAAACAAGGACCAAGCTCTAAAGGCTTGAATGTTCCTGTAAAACAAGTTAAGAATGTAGGATTGGAGAAAATGAATGGCAGTAGACAAAGGACTTCCAAACGAAGTTAAACAATCAATTGAATTAGAATCACCTGAAGAACTTAATGAAAAAGTTGTAGAGGTACAAGAAGACGTACCTAATGTTGAAGACACAGAGATTACCCCTTTATCAGATGGAGGAGTAGAAATTAATTTTGATCCAGGAGCATTCAGCCAGGCTCAAAGTCAAAATCATTTTGACAACCTAGCGGAACTACTGCCCGAGGAAATACTAATGCCTCTTGGATCAGAATTATATTCCAATTATATGGAGTACAAAACTTCGAGACAAGATTGGGAAAAAGCCATTACACAAGGTTTAGATTTATTAGGATTTAAATACGAACAAAAGTCAGAGCCATTCCAAGGAGCCTCAGGTGCAACCCATCCCGTGCTAGCAGAAGCCGTGACTCAATTTCAATCTTTGGCTTACAAAGAATTACTTCCAGCAGATGGACCGGTAAGAACTGCAATTATTGGAAAACCAGATCCGGCAAAAGAGCAACAGTCACAACGTGTAAAAGAATTTATGAATTATCAAATTATGGATGTCATGAAAGAATATGAATCTGAATTTGATCAAATGTTATTTTATCTACCATTACAAGGTTCTGCATTTAAAAAAGTTTATTACGATGCAACAATGGAACGAGCGGTCTCCAAGTTTGTTCCAGCGGATGATTTAATTGTACCATACACTGCAACGTCACTTGATGATGCGGAAGCGATTATGCATCGTATTAAAATTTCTGAAAACGATTTAAGAAAACAACAGGTGTCAGGTTTTTATAGAGATATTGATTTAACACCAGGTTATGACAATGAGTCTGATCTAGATAAAAAAGAAATGGAATTAGAAGGAACAAGACAATCAGGAAAGCAACAAGATGTCTTTACAATTCTTGAATGTCATGTCAATCTAGACCTCGAGGGTTTTGAAGATCGCAGACCCACTGGGGAACCGACTGGTATCAAATTACCTTACATTGTAACGATCGAAGAAAACTCTCGTTCAGTGTTGTCTATTAGAAGAAACTTCGAAATTGGAGATTCTCAAAAGAAAAGAATTAACTACTTTACACATTTTAAATTTTTACCAGGACTTGGTTTTTATGGTTTTGGTTTAATTCACATGATTGGTGGATTATCAAGAACAGCAACAGCTGCACTAAGATCATTATTAGATGCTGGTACATTATCAAACTTACCAGCGGGTTTCAAAATGAGAGGTATCCGAATTAGAGATGATGCACAATCTATACAACCTGGTGAGTTTAGGGATGTGGATGCTCCTGGTGGAAACATAAAAGATTCATTTATGACTCTTCCATTCAAAGAGCCAAGTGCAACACTTCTTCAACTTATGGGTGTCGTTGTACAAGCCGGTCAGCGTTTTGCATCTATAGCTGACATGCAGGTAGGCGCGGGAGATTCTAGAGCTGCAGTGGGAACGACAGTTGCATTGCTCGAACGTGGTAGCAGAACAATGTCTGCCATACATAAAAGATTGTATGCTGCGCTTAAGAACGAATTTAAATTACTGGCAAGAGTATTTAAACTCTACTTACCTGCTGAATATCCATATGATGTTATCGGTGGTCAGAAACAAATTAAACAATCTGACTTTGATGACAGAGTGGATGTACTTCCAGTTGCAGATCCAAATATTTTTTCACAGACTCAAAGAATATCTTTGGCTCAAACTGAACTTCAACTGGCTCAATCCAACCCACAAATTCACAATATGTATAAAGCGTACAGAAATATGTACGAAGCATTAGGTGTTAAAGATGTCGATTCAATTTTAAAACCACCTGTTCCTGTTGCACCGGTTGATCCAGCACAAGAACATATCAGAGCGTTAGGTGCACAACAGTTTCAAGCATTCAAAGGTCAAGATCACAGAGCCCATATCACTGCACACTTAAACTTTATGGCAACGAATATGGCAAAAAATAATCCAGTCATTAATGCAGCGTTAGAAAAAAACATTTTTGAACACATTTCTTTGATGGCATTAGAGCAAGTTGAAATTGAATTTATGAAAGAGATTCAAATGACTCAACAAATGCAACAAAATCCACAAGCAATGATGAATCCTATGATGCAACAACAAATGCAAGCATTGAATAATAAAATTGAAGCAAGAAAAGCAGAGCTGATTGCTGAGATGATGGAAGATTTCAAAAAAGAAGAGCAAAAAATCAATGGTGATTTTGGTAATGACCCGATTGCGAAGCTAAGAGCAAGAGAATTAGACATCAGAGCTAAGGATGATGCCATCAAAGCTCAGCAAAATGAAGAGAGATTGAACTTAGATAAGATGAGAACGATGATGAACCAGATGAATCAAGAAGAAAAGCTTGAACAAAACGAAGATTTAGCTGAACTTAGAGCTGCAACATCGATTGCAAAGACAGAATTAGCTAAAAGGAAGGACAATTAATGTCTAGAGGTCAGAAAAAAGTTGCAAAAGTGATGCGAGAGTTCAAAAAAGGTAAATTACCTATTGGAAAATCTAAGAAAAAGGTTACAAATAAGAAACAAGCAATTGCAATTGCGCTTTCAGAGGCGGGATTGTCTAAGACTAGGAGAAAAAATGGAAAAAAACAAAAAAGCTAACACTGAAGTAGGCTACCCGATGGGTGGAAAAGAGATTCCTACTCCAAAAGCTGGCGAAGTTATGACTGAAGTCGTAAAAGGTCAGAAAAAAGTGTTACCAGAGAAAAAAAGAACAGCTAAGTGGTACTAATATGTGGTTCAGCGCTATTAAATTAGCCGCTACAGCTGGCTCACACATTTTTAAAAAACGCCAAGAGACAAAAATGCTTATGGCGGATGCACAAATGCGCCATGCTGAAAAAATGGCAAAAGGTGAAGCTGATTATCAAGGTCAGTTGTTAGAAGCGAGACAATCAGACTGGAAAGATGAGGCGGTCCTCATAATTCTTAGTTTGCCCGTAGCGATTTTGGCTTGGGCAGTTGTATCGGATGACCCAACTGCGATGGACAAGGTAAAACTTTTCTTTAAAATGTTTTCTGAGCTTCCAAGCTGGTTCACGAATTTGTGGATTTTGGTCGTAGCAAGTATTTATGGTATAAAGGGAACACAAATATTTAGAGGTAAAAAATAATGGCAGGTGAATACACAAAAAAATTTAGAGAACTTGGAAGAAGAGGTGCTTCTGGAAAAGATTTTAAAAAACTTTATAAAAAAATGAAGGAAGAAAAAGAAGAACGAGAAGCAGAATTTGATCTTGACCCGATACTAGAAGAGGCGTTAAGAAGATACGAAAAAAATGGTGGACTTGTAAGATCAGGTAAACCTAGAATAGCAAAGAAGGGATGGAAATAATGCTTAAAAAATTAAAACAAAAAATATGTGAAGTTGTATGTAAAATTTTTGGTATTACACAATGTTTGTGTGACCATGAATGTAACTGTAAAAAGGAGCAAAAATAATGCCAGGTAATTTAAAACCAGTACCAAAAGGTAAAAAAGGAAAAGGCTTAAGTAAACTTCCAAAGCCTGTAAGAAACAAAATGGGTTTCATGAAAAAAGGTGGAAGAGTAACTAAATCTAAAATGAAAAAAGTGAAGTGTAAGTAATGGCAAAACTTTGTGCAAAAGGAAAAGCTGCAGCTAAAAGAAAGTTTAAGGTTTATCCCTCAGCATACGCGAACATGTACGCTTCAGGTGTTTGCTCTGGTAAAATAACACCAGGTGGTAAAAGATCTAAAAAAGCAAAAGGCGGTATTGCAAAAGGTTGCGGTAAAGTCATGAACAATAGAAGAAAAGTTACAAAAAAATATTAATATGGCACAAGGCGGTCTGAGAAAATGGGTTCAAGAGAAATGGGTGGACATCGGTGCGCCGAAGAAAAACGGAAAGTATCAACCATGCGGCAGATCGAAGGGAAGCAAAAGAAAATATCCAAAGTGTGTCCCGCTTGCAAAAGCATCGAGAATGACTGCTGGACAAAAGGCTTCTGCAGTAAGACGAAAGCGCCAAGCGTCGAACACTGGCCCTAAACCTAAAAACGTTGCAACATTTGCAAAAAAGCGTAAGAGTTAATCATGGCAAGAACAAGAGATAGACAACCACCTAAAACCAAAAAATATTTTCGTTCGACTAAGTCGGGCGCTGGGATGACAAGAGCAGGTGTCGCCCGTTACAGAAGAGAAAATCCTGGCTCAAAACTAAAAACAGCGGTCACTGGTAAGGTCAAGCCAGGATCTAAAGCTGCAAAGCGTAGAAAATCATACTGCGCTAGAAGTGCCGGCCAAATGAAACAATTTCCGAAAGCAGCAAAAGATCCTAATTCTAGACTACGCCAGGCTAGAAGAAGGTGGAAGTGCTAACACTAGAACAACTCGTATCAAAACTCAGGAGAGAACTAAGAGATAATTATCAATCAATCGGTGACTCTATGATTGCCGGTGGTGCAACTAATTATGAACAATATAAATATTTGTTAGGTCAAGCTCAAGCGTATCAACAAATGGATCAAGCGCTAACAGATATGTTAACTGAAAAACAAGAAGAGGAGAAAGAAGATGTCAAACAAAATGACAATGTCATCAGGTTCGGTCGAGATACCGAAGACTAAACTTGCTTTGGAAGATAAATATAAAAAAGAAGATGAAGCAAAAGATGAAGCGTATGAACGTTTAAAAACAAAAGAACAGGATAAACTTCCTAAACCAACTGGTTGGAGAATGATTGTATTACCATTCAAGATGCCAGAGAAATCAAAAGGGGGTTTATACTTTGGACAAGAGACTTTGGAAAAACAACAAGTCGCATCTACATGTGGTTTGGTGTTAGCACAAGGACCTTATTGTTATGACAAAGAAAAGTTTCCTGAAGGCCCTTGGTGCAAGGTCGGTGACTGGGTAGTCTTCGCACGATATGCAGGGTCCAGGATACAAATAGATGGTGGCGAGGTAAGAATACTTAATGATGATGAAGTGCTCGCAACTATTTCAAACCCAGAAGACATCATCCATCAATACTAACATAGGAGTAAGCTATGCAAGAAGAAGAAAAGACAGTTGATATAGATACATCTGGACCTGGAGCTGAAGTTGAGATAGAAGAAAATTCTAATCAACCTGAAGTCGAGGTACAAGAATCTGAATCAACAGCAGTTGAACAAACTACGGACGCTGGTGCTGAAGCAGTGGCAACCGAACAAAAAGAAGAAAAAACTGACGAAGAGTCAACGAAAGAGGCTACGCAAGAAAAGCCAGAAGCTAAGAAAGAATTAGAAGAATACTCTGAAGGAGTAAAAAGAAGAATTGCAAAACTAACAAGAAAAATGCGTGAGGCAGAAAGAAGAGAAGAAGCTGCCACTCAATACGCTAAATCTGTATTAGAAAAGCAAAAACTTCTTGAAGGTAAAATTTCTAAATTAGATACAAGTTATGTGTCTGAAATGGAAAACAGACTAAAAGCTTCTATGGAAGCTGCAGTTTCAAAACTACAAAAAGCCAGAGAAGATGGTAATTTGCAAGATGAAATTTCTGCACAAACTGAGATATCAAGACTCGGTTACGAAGAAGCTAAATTGACTGATATGAAGACTAAAGCAGCAGAAAAACCTGTTGAAGAAGCTCCAGCTCAGCCAGAAACTAAACAAACTCAACAAGAAGCACCCGTTAATCCTGATCCAAAAGCTCAGGCTTGGGCTGCTAAAAATGAGTGGTTTGGTAAGGATGAAGCAATGACTTATACAGCCTTTGCTTTACATAAAAAACTAACTGAGGAAGAAGGCTATGACGCTCAATCGGATGAATATTATTCTGAGATTGATAAAAGGTTAAAGCTTGAATTCCCGCATAAATTTGGTAAGGTAGAGACTCCAACGACTGAAAAACCTACTCAGGTAGTTGCTTCGGCATCTAGAACGAGTAAGACAGGTCGCAAAACTGTGAGGCTCACGCCGTCTCAAATGGCAATTGCTAGAAAATTAGGTGTGCCACTTGAAGAATATGCGAAACAATTAATCACGAAGGAGTAAATGCATATGGAAAATGAAAACAAAAGAACCCCTCGTGCGAGTCAAACTAGAGAAAAAGAATCTCGAAAAAAAGTTTGGACTCCACCGTCATCTTTAGATGCACCACCTGCGCCAACAGGTTTTCGTCATAGATGGGTTAGAGTAGAATCTATGGGCTTTCAGGATACGAAAAATATCGCTGGAAGAATAAGATCAGGATACGAATTAGTTCGTGCTGATGAATACCCAGATGCTGACTACCCAATTATCGAAGATGGTAAGTACGCAGGAGTGATCGGAGTTGGTGGCCTTGTGCTGACAAGGGTACCGGAAGAGATCGCAAAGTCGAGAGCAGATTACTATGCTAAGCAAGGTACTGATCAAGACGAAGCAGTTGAAAACGATCTTATGAAGGAACAGCACCCAAGTATGCCAATCAATGTTGATAGGCAGACTCGTGTAACTTTTGGTGGTTCAAAGAAAAACTAATTTTTTAGCAATTCTTTACCCATCAGATAAACTAAACTTAAACAACTAATAGGAGTAACTATTATGGCAAACAAAGACGCAGCGTTCGGTTTAAAACCGATCGGAAAAGTCGGTCAGAATGGGGACAACCAAGGTTTATCTGAATACAGCATCGCCGCTTCTGCAAGTGCGATTTACCAAAACGACCCAGTTCAAATGTTGGACACAGGTACGATTGGTGTATCAAACACAAGTGGTAATGTGCTTATCGGTTCACTTAATGGTGTTTTCTTTACTGACGCAAGTACATCAAAGCCAACATATGCGAATCACTTAGACGCAAGTAACACTGCGACTGATATCGTAGGCTTTGTTTCAGACGACCCGTATGAAAGATTTGAAGTACAGTCGGACAATACAGGAGCTTCTGCTCAAACTGATATTGGAAACTGTGCGGATCTTGTGTACGCGGCAGGTTCAGCAGCTAACTATGTTTCTAAAGCAGAGTTAGATGACGGAACTTTAACAACGCTAACAGCTCAATTGAAGATTATTGGTGTATCAAAAGACCCTGAAAATAATGATTTAGGTTCTGCGAACACTAACTTCGTTGTAACAATCAACGAACACTTCATTAAAGCTGGAGCAGGCATATAATAGGAGGATACAATTATGGCCATTTCTAGATCACAACTAGTTAAAGAACTAGAGCCAGGATTGAATGCACTATTCGGCCTGGAATATAAACAGTACGAGAACCAACACGAGCAAATCTATACTAAAGAAACTTCAGACAGAGCTTTCGAAGAGGAAGTAATGTTAAGTGGCTTTGGTCAGGCTCAAGTGAAATCTGAAGGTGCGGGAGTATCTTTTGACAATGCTCAAGAGACTTTCACAGCTAGATACTCACACGAGACTGTAGCTTTAGCGTTCTCAATCACTGAAGAAGCTATTGAAGATAACCTGTATGACAGACTTTCGTCTAGATATACAAAAGCGTTAGCACGTTCAATGGCACAAACCAAACAAGTTAAAGCTGTTAATCCTTTAATTCAAGGATTACCAACTACTGACAATTTTGATTCAGGTGACGGTGTTTCTTTATTCAACACAGCTCACCCAACAATTGCTGGTACGTTCCAAAACACTTTAACTACTCAAGCGGACTTAAACGAAACTTCATTAGAACAGTCGTTAATTGATATTGCGGCTCTTACTGATGAGAGAGGTTTAAAAATCGCTGCGAAAGGATTGAAATTAATCATTCCAAGTGCATTACAATTCACTGCGGAGAGATTAATGAAATCTGCTCAAAGAGTTGGTACAGCTGATAATGATACTAACGCAATTGCATCTATGGGAATGTTACCGCAAGGTTATGTGGTTAACAACTTCTTAACTGATGCTGATGCGTTCTACATTACTACTGATGTGCCTAACGGTATGAAGTATTTCGAAAGAGCACCTATATCTACTAAGATGGAAGGTGACTTCGATACTGGTAACGTAAGATACAAAGCTAGAGAAAGATACTCTTTTGGTGTATCTGACCCTAGAGGTATCTTTGGTGTTGAAGGTGCTTAATATCTAACTGATATTATTCATTTTTATTTAGATTGGGCCTCTTTACAGAGGCCCTTTCTTTTTATAGAAAGGACGAACCATGACAGAATATTTAATCAAAATTTTTACGAAAGAATGGCAAACAGAATTTACTTTAGCCACAGAAAGCTCTATGCTAACAATGAGCCAAGTTCACAATGAGATCATTGACTATCTAGGAAAAAATGATATAAAATGGACGCCGAACAAACTAAAATACAATGGTAAAAGTTTGTTCTATATAACCTATGAGGAGGTTAATAATGGCTCAAGACAACATGGTGTTGTTCGCGAAGAAACTGAAGCTCGAATCTAAGTGGAACGAGATGTTTCTGGAAAATGGCGGAATGGTAACACCCGAAATGTCAGTTCTAGGAGATGAGATCAAAACTGTAATTAGATCTATCTTGAAGAACCAAGAGAGTCCTAGGAATATTAAAGATGGTGAAAATCATCTTTATGCTAGCTAATAGCTAACTAGGATATCTTTTTCATCAAAAGTGGTTACACTTCATAAGGATATCTTGCACTTCTCTATAATCTACTGTATAAAAATCTTACTATACATTAAAAATTGGTACAGACGCGTATAGTCGACGGCCTAAAGACTGTATCAATGTAATTAGGAGGATAACACTATGGCAAATACTACATTTTCAGGTCCGGTAACTTCATTAAATGGTTTTATCGGTGGACCTAATGTAAACGCAGGTGACACTCAACAAGGTGGTTCAACTGCATATTCTGTATCAAGCGCATCAGCTGTAACAGACGGAACAAATACTTTAAACGCTTCAACTAACGAAGGCGTTATGATTTATGTTTCTGACGGAGCAACTGGTTCTGCAATTTATGCTTTTTCAGATGGTACTAACTGGAAAAGAGTTGATACTAATACAAATATTGCAGCAAGTTAATATAATTAGAGAGCTCCTTCGGGAGCTCTCAACTTAGGAGAAAATAA